GGGAATTAAGAAATGAAGCAGAAAATCAAATTGAAGAAGAAAAAATTAATAAACACTTAAATTAAAAACAATGATTGTATTAAACATTAAAAAAGAGGACATCAAATTTACTGCACACAAAAACGGAAATCACTACGCAACAATAGTTGTAGAGAAACGCAAAGAGTTAGATAAGTTTGAAAATACCCACACAGTTTATAACGGACAAACCGCAACTGAAAGGGCAGAGAAAGCCAAAAAGGAATATTGCGGAAATGGGAAGGAGTATGTTTGGGAAGCAAAGAAAGAGTTTGCCCAAAACCAACAAGAGGCAGAAGATAGTTTGCCATTTTAGGTAAAATAGGTTATATTTGCAAAGGATGTAGGATATCCGTTTACTAACTTATTGGCTCGAAGCTGAACCCTGAATCCTACTCGGGGGAATGCCTAGAGCCTTTTTTTATTATGTCAAAAGACCCAGCGGTGCTATTTTACACAAGTGATTTCTTGAGTGGCACATTTACAATGACCAACGAACAGGTTGGAAAGTACATTCGTTTATTATGTTTACAACATCAAAAAGGCAAATTAAGTGAGAAGGATATGTTAAGCATATGCTCTGCATATGATGTTGACATTTGGGATAAATTTAAAATTGAAGATGGTGCATTTATTAACGAAAGGATGTATAACGAGGCAATTCGTAGGCAAAAGTTTAGTGAATCAAGGAGAAATAACGCTAAATCATCTAAAAATGATAGCACTAGCAAAGCATATGCAAAGCATATGGAAACTGAAACTGAAACTATAAATGAAAATAAAACTATAAATAAAACTAAAGCTAAAATACACGATTGGCAATTTGAACAATGGTGGAATGATTACGATAAAAAAGTTAGTAAAGAAAAAGCCATTACTAAATGGAATATTTTGACAAATGAGGAAAAGCAATTAGCTTTAAAAATAGTACAAGAGTATGTAAATTCAACACCTGATAAAACATTCCGTAAAGACCCAACCACATATTTAAACAACAAATCTTTTAACGATGAAATCATTATCCGAAATGCTACCACAAGTTATAAACCCAATGTCAGTGAACGTAACTTCACAAACCTTGCCAGTCTTAAATACATTGAACCAAAGCGAGATTAAAATTTATGATGCCTTACAAACAATGCACATATCAAAATGTTCCAGCATTGAAGTAGCTGAACACTTAAAAACCTGTATTCAGTTAAGCGGTGCAGTTCCACCAACAAGCCCTGAATTTCAGTTCCTAGTTGACTTTGTATTAAAGAATTATGGAATATTTAAACTAAAGGAATTAGGAGCAGCATTTGAACTTTATGTTTTAGGTCGTTTAGATGTAGATAGGAACTATGGTTCATTTAGCCCTAAATTCTTTGGCGATGTAATGGCTGAATACAAAAAGATAGCAGTACAGGTAAGGCAAAAAACACAAATAAACGAAATAAACGAAACACCAATGCAGATAAATGAAGAGCAAGTTATAAAGGATGAAAAAGAATGGTGGGATAAATCGGAGCAAAAGAATTGGAAATTCTTAAACCATCAAGTATTTGATTATATGTGGAAACGAGGTCAAATTAAAATATCAAAGGAACAAGGCGAAACTATTAAAGCAAAAGTAAGAGCGGTATTTTTAGCACAATCAAAGAAACCTAATGATATGCTAATTGATGATGAAACAATGAGGCAGCAATGCAAGAAATATTCATTAATGATGCACTTTAATAATCAACTATGAAAGAACTATTTAAATTGATATTTGAGTTTACAAGGATATTTATAGGCTTTATCCTTGCCATTACCATATTGGTAACATTTGACTTTTACTACGAATTAAAACGACTATTTAAATGAAATATTCATCCAGCTTTACACACGACCTAAACTTTGGCGAAAAAGCCGAAGATTTGATAAATTATATGTTTTCTGATGGTAAACATATTGAAGTAAAAAACGATAGGTTAATTCATAAAACAGGAAACTTATTCTTTGAATACGAATCAAGAAATAAGCCCAGCGGATTAGCAACCACCACCGCTGAATATTGGATTTATAGAATAGATGAACTTGATATATCTTTTATATTCCCAACAAAAGCACTAAAACAAGTTTGTAGGGTTTACTATAAAGAAAACTTATTCCTTAAAAACGGAGGTGATAACAACAGTTCCAAAGGATTTTTAATTCCATTAACAAGATTACTAAACGATATAGCAAATGAACGGAGCAGAGAACTCGCAGCCTGTGAGAATGATATACCTAGACAATAAACAAGAAATAATATTTAAATCCATATCCTACGCTAAAAGAATAACAGGAGTAAATGAATACCAAATCAAACAATCCTTAAACCCAGTCAATAAGAAACGATTTACCCATAAAGACCGAATAGTTGTTTTTCGTACTATAAAACCCTAATTTTGCATTATGGCTTTACAATCAATCCCAAGATTAACCGCAAAGGCTCAACAAATATTTAACCGCTACATAAGGACTAGAGATAGTCAGGATGGATATTTTACTTGTATTAGTTGCGGTCAGGTTAAAGATTATGAAAGTATGGATGCTGGACACTACGTTCCTGTTAAGGGTAGTTCAGCATTAAGGTTTGATGAGTACAACGTAAACGGAGAATGTAAATCCTGCAACGGCTTTGACCAATTCCACCTAATAGGCTATCGCAGAAACCTAATTGATAAAATAGGCGAACGAATGGTATTACACCTAGAAAGTCAACACAGGCTCATAAAGAAATGGTCAAGGACTGAATTAAACGAATTAATTGAAAAGTATAAATAATGGCGAAACTAAACGCAGCTGGTAAAGTAAACTTTGGCACAAGAAAAAAAGGTAAGTACAAAAAAAGTAACGGACCAAAAGACAAACCAACAAAACCATATAACCGACAAGGATAATGAAAGATACATTTTGTAAAAGAGAATACAAGTGCAAATGTGGGATAATTATTGAGGACTATGTTTGGCAAAGTTCCATAAAGGAACACACCATCAAATGCAAGTGTAAAAAAGAAATTGGCTACAATAATCTAATTATAAATAATGTTGTTAAATCAGCATCTATAAGAACACCAACAAAAAACCGATAATGTTAATCAACGAAATCAAACCAAACCCAAACAATCCAAGAATCATAAAGGATATTAAGTTTAAACAACTGGTTAAGTCAATACAAGATTTCCCCCAAATGCTTGAACTACGACCAATTGTCATTGATGAAAACAATATGGTTTTAGGTGGAAATATGAGATTAAAGGCTTGTATTGAAGCTGGAATGACTGATGTTCCTGTAATACACGCTAACAATTTAAGCGAACCACAAAAGAAAGAATTTATTGTAAAGGACAATGTTGGTTATGGCGAATGGGATTGGGATGACCTAGCAAATAATTGGGATGCACAAGAACTTACCGATTGGGGATTAGACATACCTAATTTTGATGTAATTGATGAAAAAGAACAAATTGATTTAAGTGATAAATTAAAATCAGAATTTAAAATAGAAATTATTTGTAAATCAGAAGAAGAACAAGAACAAACCTATAATAAACTAATTGAACAAAACTACGAATGCCGACTTTTAACATTATAAAAACTGCTGAACCAAAGAAAACATTTAGAGTTGCTTCTATTATGGGAAAGTTTGATTTAGAATCTAATCAAATAAAAGAACATTTTGAAGGCAATATAGATATTAATGATAATTGGCAAATTGGATTAATTGTAGGTAAAAGTGGTAGTGGTAAAACTACCATTGCAAAACAATTATTTCCTGAATCATATATAACCAATTTTGAATATTTAGCAGAGACAATTTTGGATGATATGCCTAAAAATTGTTCAGTTGAAGATATTACAAAGGCATTTAATTCAGTAGGTTTTAGTTCCCCACCTTCTTGGTTAAAACCATATTCAGTTCTTTCTAATGGAGAAAAAATGAGGGTTGACCTTGCAAGAGCAATATTAGAAGAACAAAATTTATTTGTATTTGATGAATTTACAAGTGTAGTTGATAGGAATGTTGCTCAAATTGGTTCATTTGCTATGCAAAAAGCAATAAGGAAAACAAATAAACAATTTATTGCAGTTACTTGTCATTATGACGTAGAGGAATGGTTATTACCGGATTGGGTATTTGATACTGATTCAATGACCTTTCGTTCAAACGATGGGCAAAAAAAAAATAGACCAGACATTAAATTTGAGATATTCCAAACAAACGATAAGTCAATCTGGAAAGTGTTTGCTAAACACCATTATTTAAGTCATTCTCACAATAACGCAGCAATGGTTTTTAGTGCGTTTTTAAACGACCAATTGTGTGGTATGTGTAGTGTATTGCATTTGCCTCATCCTATCGCTAAAACCATTAAAAAGGTGCATAGATTGGTTATTTTACCTGACTATCAAGGTTTGGGCATAGGAATACGATTTTTGAACGAAATTGGTAAATATTATGTTAAGAATGGGTGGAGATTTACAATTGTAACTTCAGCACCTAGTTTGATGTTTGGATTAAAGAAAGATAAAAATTGGTCGTGTAAACATTTTGGGCGAATGATAGCATCAAGTGGAATATTACACGGGTCTAACAATAAAGGCACAAATTCAAAACATAGATTAACAACAAGTTGGGAATTAAAGTAACTTTGCAATAACAATGGAAATACAATGGCAGGAATAGATAATTTACAACATTTTGAAAAAGGTCAATCAGGTAATCCAAATGGTAGACCAAAAGGTGTGCAAAATTCAAGAACAAGATTATTAAGGTTACTTGAATTAGTACAAAAAATAAGAAACCCAGTTACAGGGGAATTAGAAGAATTTACTGTATTGGAACAAATGGATATGAAAATGGTCGCAAAAGCACTTAAATCAGACATCCGTGCTTATCAGGAAATACTTGACCGATTAGAAGGTAGAGCAAAACAAACAACCGACATTAACGCAAACATTCAAGGTAGCGTTCAAATAGTAATACAAGAAGATGACCGATGCAAACCAATTGAAGATTAATGCAACACCAGTATTCTTTGCCAACAAAAGAGCATACGAAGGCAATTATCCTGTCATTTGCAATGAAGGTGGCACAAGGAGTTCAAAGTCTTATTCCATTGTTCAGTTACTGATTGAAATAGCCTACAACAATCCAAAGACTAGGATTTCAATTGTTTCTCATTCCCTTCCACATATCAAGCGAGGAGTTTATAGGGATTTTAAATCTATAATGGAGAATTGGGGTTTATGGCAAGACAATGACTTTAGCTTTTCGGATTTTATATACACTTATTCCAATGGGTCTTACATTGAACTATTTGGACTTGAAGATGAAAGCAAGGCAAGAGGACCAGCAAGGGATGTGCTATTCATCAACGAAGCCAACTTAATCAAGCGTACACTTTACGACCAATTACTAATGCGAACCACAGGAAAGGTGTTTCTTGATTGGAATCCTGCTGACTTTGTTAATTGGGTTTACGAAATAGCCGACAACCCTGAAAACAAACGCATTCATTCTACTTACCTTAACAACCTACCAAACCTATCCGAATCACAAATAAAAAACATTGAACAGTATAAAAACCTACCTGATGACTTTATGTGGAAGGTTTACGGATTAGGGGAACGAGGTGCAGCAAAAGAACTTATCTACACTCAATGGAAACAATACGACACTGCACCCGAAGGCGATGTATTCTATGGGCTTGACTTTGGATATGTGCATCCAGCTGCATTAATAAAGGTTACCCATCACGAAGGCGAAAATTACTTTGAGGAAATCATTTATCAAAGTGGGCTTACATTATCCGACCTAACAAGATTGATAAAAGAAAAAGTGCCTGAACGAGCAACTATCTACGCAGATGCAGCAGAACCCAAATCAATAGAGGAACTTTACCGACAAGGATTTAATATTAAACCTGCACAAAAAGATGTATGGGCAGGAATAGTTAAAATGAAATCTTATCCTATAAACATTCACTTTCATAGTCAAAATCTAAAAAGGGAATTTATGTCTTACAAATGGAAAAAGGATAAAAACGATAATGTAATTGAAGAACCTGTAAAAGCAAATGATGATGCTTTAGATGCTTCAAGGTATGCAGTATTTACTCACTTGACAAAACCTAAATTTGCGGTAAGTGTATTTTAACTTAAATTTCTTTAACTTTGTTTAAATTCTAATAATATGGGTTTATTTGACATCTTCACTAAAAAGAAGATTAACACACTATTTCCAACAATTCCAATGAACTCCCAAATAGCAATTGAAAGGGGTATAGTTACTTGGCAAGGAGCAGACCAAAGAAGTTTTGTTGATGATGGATATGTAGCAAACGATATAGTTTACTCAATCATTAAACTAATTACCGACAAAGCTAAAATTGCACCATTCCACGTTTACAAGGTTGTAGATGAAAAGGCTGCAAAGAAATACAAATCTTTAGCTGCACAAAAAGACATCAACTTAAAAGAACTTGAGACATTACATAAAAAGGCATACGAACTTTACACAGGAGACCAACGCTTAAACGAGTTGTTAAAATATCCTAATGAGGAAGATTGCTGGAGTGATTTAGTTGAACAATGGTGCGGTTTTAAATTGATAACAGGTAACTCTTTTATTTATGGCAAACTTATTGAAGCAGGAAACAATCAGGGCAAACCATTTGAACTATTTGCTTTACCTAGTCAGTATATGGCTATCATTGCAAATATCAATGTGTTCCCACCAACAAGGGCTGGGTATCAGTTATACTACGGACAAATGTGGTCATTTGATACAAAAGAAATCTTACACGATAAATACTTTAATCCACAATGGGGAGTTACAGGTGGACAATTGTACGGACAATCACCGCTACGAGCAGCAGCAAAGAATTTAACAAGAAGTAACGAAGCTAAAACCGCTGCCGTTGCATCATTCCAAAATGGTGGACCTGCTGGAGTTTTATTTATGAACGATGAACGCTTTGACCCTACAAGTGGTCAAGCACAGGCACAAGCACTAAAAACCGCAGTTAGTCAAAAAGGCGGTTCAGCTAACTTTAACTCAATTGCAGTATCAGGTTATAAAGTAGATTGGAAACAAATCGGACTTTCACCTGTGGAACTTAATATCATTGAATCGGAAAAATGGGATTTAAAAGCACTTTGTAATATCTACGGAGTACCTAGTCAACTTTTAAACGATAGCGATTCAAAGACCTATAACAATCAAAGAGAAGGGGAAAAGGCATTAACACTTCGTTGTGCCATCCCATTACTTAACGCATTGACTGAAAACCTTAATAGGAAATTACACACGGATTGGGGTTATAAAGGAACAAATCTTTATGTAGATTACGACATTTCAGTTTACGGAGAATTAGAAGCAAATAAATCCGAGCAAACTGAATGGCTTGATAAAGCGTGGTGGATTAGTCCTAAACAAAAGTTGGACATTATGAATATTGAAGTGCCTGATTATATTCCTACTGAAGAATTGGAGAAACTTTATATCCCAACAGGATTGCAAACTATTGACCAATTCCAACCTTTGAATATTCCTGATAACCTAAATCCATAAAATGATTTGGCAAGATTATAAAAAATTATATGCCAACGCATTAAAGCAATACTCACCGAAGTTCAAAAAAGAACTACAAAAACAAGTGGATGTATATTGCCGTACCCAAGATTTATACGCAATAGGCTATAAAGGCATTGAAAAGACCATTAAAACACTTCACGTGGCTTTGGGTACTAAAATGGCTCAAGTGTCCTCTAAAAGCCTTAAAAGCAGCATTAAATCCAATTACGAAAGATTAGAGGTTAAAAGCCAACAAACTGATATGTTTGCTTATGCTATTTTAAAGATATTAGAAAAGGATGGTGTAACGACATTGGCTCAAGATATTACCGAAACAACTAGAAAGCAAATAGATTATTATATTAAAAATGGATTAGAAAAAGGATTGCCTTTAAATGACATAATCAAACAACTTAAAACTGCTGGTATTACCGATTATCGTGCAGAGTTAATAGCAAGAACGGAAACAGGTAGAGCGGCAAATTTGGGTAGTCAAGTTGGTGCAATTAGTACAGGATTGAAAACTAATAAAGAATGGATTGCAACAAAAGATGCTAGAACTAGAAGGCAACCAAGAGACCAAACTGACCACTTGCATATGGATGGGGTTAAAATACCAATGGAAAAACAATTTGAGGTAAAAGATTATAAAACAAGATTTGATTTAATGGACCATCCTTGTGATTCTAAAGCACCATTGGCACAAGTTTGCAACTGTCGTTGTACTATGGGGTATGAGGCAGTAAGAGATGCAAGAGGCAAATTAATTACTTATGATAAACAACCGCCATTAGGCAGAATTGGTATGATATGGGGATATTTATCTAATGTGGTAGGAATGCAAATAGGAAACTTAATCGCAGACTTGTTTGAATAATAAAAAAAAATATAACTTTGTAAATATGAAAACTTACGCATCAAAAGATTTAATTGTTGAAAAACAAGACATCGGCTACGAAGTAATGGATGTAGATACCGAACAACGCAGAGTAAAAGCGGTTTGGGCAAGAACTGGTAATGTAGATTTAGACAATGATATTATCGTTCCTGAAGCATTCACAAAGACTTTAAGTGAAAGAGGTCCAGCAGGTAAAAACTTAATTTGGTCTTTAGTTGACCATTGTGCTGAAATGGAAGCAGTTATTGGTAAGCCTGAACAATTATATGTTGAAGGTGATATGCTTATTGCAATTACTCCAATAGTAATGACCGAAACAGGCGAAGATATAATGAAGATGTACGATGCAGGTTTAATCAATCAGCATTCAATTGGATTTACTACAATAAATTCAAGCGTAGGTAAGGATGGAGTAAGAACAATTACTGAACTTAAACTTTATGAAGGTAGTGCGGTATTATGGGCAGCAAACCCTGAAACACCAACTATTTCAGTAAAGAGTGAAGTAAAGAAAGAACAATTAGCAAACAGGCTAGAGAAACTCTTGAAAGCGTTTAAAGGCGGTAAATTTACCGATGAAACTTTTGCGTTGATGGAGATTGAAATAAAAAGGATTCAAGCGGATTTATTAGAGATTGAAATCGTTAAAGAAATCACTGCGGTCGCAGAAGCACCCCAGCCGATAATTGAGGAAATCAAAAACAATGATGCTGAAATCTTAAAGGCAATTAAAGAATTTAATAAAATACTAAAAAAGTAAAAATGGAAAACGTAATTAACGAAATGGCTGATAACCTTAAAGGTTTTCAAGCTAGTATTGAAGCGAAGTTGGAAGCAACAAACGCTGAAATCCGTGTAGTAAAAGATGAAGCACAAAAACAATTTGATGCTCAAGCTGCTGCACAAAAGAAAAACGCATCTAAACAAGTAAAGTTTTTAGATGAAGCTATCGTAGAAAAATTAGATGGCAAATTGGATGAAATGGAAAAATCAATGAAATCAAATGGTAAGTATCGTTTAGATTTAAGAGATGTAAAATCAATGACTTTAGGTGCAAGTTTAACAGGAGATGCTCAAGCATCTTACGCTATTAACGCTTCAGTTTTACCAAGTCAAGCAATTAACTTCCGTGATTTAGTTCCAACAGTAAGAAGTGAAAGTGGTTTGTATGTATTCTACAAAGAGACTGCAACAACTAACAACATTGCTGCACAAACTGAAGGTTCAAACAAAGGTGAGAACAACTACGCATTAAGCGAAGTTAAAGTGGTTAATGATTACATCGCTGGTTTCTCTACATTCTCAAAACAAATGGCTAGAAGTTTGCCTTTCTTAAGCACAACTTTACCAAGAATGTTGACTAGAGATTTCTTTAAAGCAGAAAACGCTGCTTTCTTTGCAACTGTATCTGCTGCTGCAACTGGTTCTACAACAACTGCTGAAACTGTTGATTTAAAGCAATTAGTTGACTATATCGGTAACCAAAAGAGTGCAAACTTTGTATCTTCAGTAGCTTTAGTAAGCCCTGCACAATTAGGTCGCTTATTGAAAGAAACAATCACTGCTGGTTATTACGCAGGTAATGGTTCAGTTATTGTTAATCCTAATGGTGGTATGACAATATGGGGAACTCCTATTATTGCTGCATCTTGGGTTACTGATGACAAGGTTTTAATTATGGATAACAGTTTCGTAGAGCGTATTGAAGTTGAAGGATTAGCTATTGAATTCTCTTATGAGAACGCATCTAACTTCCAACAAAATATGGTTACTGCGAGAATTGAGTGTTATGAAGATATTAACTTAATGCAACCAACCGCAGCAATTTATGCTGATTTGGGTAACGTTTAATTTAATCTAACATAGATAATAAAGACCCCTTACATTTAGTAGGGGGTTTTTTATTATATTTATTGTAAATTTGTAAAAAAGATGTATGTCATATAATAATTTTATCATTGATTTTACTTTGACCGACATAGGTACAGTTGTTGAACCTGTTACATTAGCAGAGGCAAAATTGTATTGTAGGGTAACAACTTCGGTTGATGATAACCAAATTACCTTGATGATTAAACAAGCAAGGGAAGCGGTTGAAGTAGGTACAGGATTGAGTTTAATAGCAAAGACTGCGGTTGTATGGTTTACAAATTGGGATGGACACTTTCATCTGCCTTATGGTCCTGTAAATAGTTTTACATCATTAATAGACCAAAACGGAGACACTATTGTTGCTGCTGATTACACTTTAGTAGGTGGTAAGTTCCCACAATTACAAAGACCACAATTTCAAAACTTAAAGGCAACTTATGTGGTAGGTTATGCAACCATTCCAAACGATTTAAAGATTGCTATTTTAGACCAAGTTAGTTACGACTACGAAAATAGAGGATTAGATAGTGATACAGGTATTTGTGAAAAGACTTGGAAAGCGTGTCAGCGTTGGACAAGAATAAGCCCAATATTATGAAGATAGGAAGCAAAAAGGCAAACTATGTTGATGCCAACACAATGTACTCGGAAATAGGCTTATATGTGCCTACAATCACCGCTGATGGGCAAGGTGGGTACACAACTACCTATGCCTTACAAGAGGTCGTATTTGGGGATTTTAGACCTATGGATGAAAGTAGGAAATTAATGGATGCACAAATAACATATACAAGGGCTGCAAAGCTATTTATTCGTTATGATGTAACAATTACAAATAACTACAAAATAGAAGCAGAAGGCGAAACTTATGTCATTCATTCTTTGAAGGATGTAGAAAACCAATTTAGATTTTACGAAATATTAATGTATTTCTAATGGCAAATGATGTTTCATTTAAGATTGAAGGACTTGATGCTCTAATTAAAAGATTAGGGAAATTACCTATTGAAATAGAAAAGGAAGTTGCTAATGAAGTTAACGCATCTGCATTAAATATTCAAAGCAAAGCAAAAAAGTCAGTTGCTGCAAATTCTACTGATAAAGGTAGATTACTAGGTTCAATACAATTGGTAAGTGTATTTAAAGATAAAAAAATTGTTTATACAGTTGGAAGTGCTTTAAAATACGCTCCTTATGTAGAATTTGGCACAGGTGGAACAGTTAACGTTCCTGCTGGATATGAAGATTTTGCAATACAATTTAAGGGCAAAGGAATAAGAAAAATAAACCTACGACCAAGACCTTACCTAATACCTGCCTTTGAAAGTGAAATACCTGTTTTGAGAAAGAACATACAAAATGTAATAAAGAATGTTAAATCCTAATATAGAAATAAAGAAGTGGTTTTATACTAACTTGACAAGTTCAAGTGGATTGCCTGTTTACGATGGTTACGCACCTGATAACGGAGTGAATGAATATGTGATTATGAACGGAAGGGCATCGGCACAGGAACAAGGTAAAATCAGTTACACCAATGCAGTTACCATTGATGTTGACATTGTAATAAAAAATAGTAACTTTGGATATAAAAGAGCCGAAACAATAAGCGATTTAATACTAGCTGCAATCAATTCCGAAACCGCAATAACCTTAACAAATGGGTTTTATGCTACAAGTTTGGTGGTGGGTGCAATTAGAAATTTAGATGGTTTAAACCCTTCGGATAATGTATGGAGAACAATAATAACTTATAATTTAATAATAACTCAAAATTAAAATAAAATGGCAGAAACAAAAGTATCAGCAAGAGATTATATTCTTACCGCTGACATAGACAATGACGCAACATTCAAAGCCGTTGCTTGTCTTACAACAAACTCAATGACATCAACAGTAAACACTATTGATGCAACTTCTAAATGTGGAGACCAATATCAAGCTGGTCCTTCATTTACACAATCATTCAAAGGCGAAGGATTTGCAATTGATGAAACAGGAAGTCCAAGTAAGGATTCTTACCAACAATTGTATGCTGCTCACGCTGCTAAAACTGCCTTCAATATGAAGATGGGTAAAGCAACACCAACCGCAGGTGATATTGTTTATTCAGGTCAAGTATTTATTAGCGATTTTGAAGTAAACGCTGCTGATAAAGATGATGTTAAATTTACTGCAACTTTCGTAGTAACATTGCCACCATTAACACAAACTGAAACTGCATAAACCTATGTTTGAATTAAAACTAAACAACAAAACAATTCAATTAAAATGGGGTACTTGGTCAATGAGGGAATTTTGCAAAGCAAAAGACATTACAATAGATAAGTACTTTGATTTTTTAGCTGGTAATCAATACGACTTGGATAACATTGTTAAAATAATACACATCGGATATAAATCAGGTTGTGTTACTAACAAACAAGAAGTTGAATTTACTGAAGATGATGTTTGCAATTGGATTGATGAAATAGGCGGTATTTTTAACCCTGAAGGACAAGTCCTTTTGTACTTAAAGTATATTGTTGAAAGCACAGTTACAACAGTACAAGGAACACCTAAAGAAGAAAAAAAAAAGTCTAATAAAGTTAGGGTGGGATGATATTTTAGTTAAGGCTGCTGAATGCAATATAAGACCCAATGAGTTTTGGGATATGACTTGGAAAGACTTTTCTATTATCGTAATGGGTAAGGAAAAACAAGAGTTAAACGAATGGGCAAGGACTAGAAACCTTGCCTATATTGTATATTTAAGTAACACTACTGAAAAATCACCCAAAGGTATAAAGGCTTTTTGGCATATACCTGCGATAGATGATTTGGAAGTTGAAGAAGAAAAGGTAATGTTAACAAGCGACCAATTGGCAAGGACACTAAAGTTGTACGGAGTAAATTAAAATATTATGGCAGAGTCTTTTGATAAGTTTTTTATAAGTATTGATGCGGATGTATCTACATTAGAGGCTGAATTAATAAAAGCACAAAATGAATTAAGGCAATTTCAAAATACCTTAAAAAAGACAACTGATGTAGGTACAATTAAAACATTAAATGAAAATATTGCTAACACTAGCGGTAAGATTGCTCATTTAAACGATAGACTTGGTCAATCAGGTAAATCAATGGGGGATGCTTCACAATCACTTATAAACTTCTCAAGGATTGCTCAAGATGCTCCTTATGGAATTATGGGTGTTGCGAATAACTTAAATCCTATGGTTGAATCGTTCCAACGATTAGCTAAAACCGAAGGTGGAACTAAAAAGGCTTTACAAGCAATGGTTGCTGGGTTAGCAGGTCCAGCAGGGGTTGGAGTTGCAATTGGTGTAGTATCTTCATTGGCGGTTACATTTAGTAAAGAAATAAAGGAGTTTTTTAAAGGTCCAACAAGTGAATTAGAAGAATTTAGAAAGAAACTTAAAGAAGTTGCAGATGACATTTATAAGTTAATTGGTGGCGAACAAGCTAAAAGAACTAAAGGTATTTTATTAACTGAACTTATTGTTGGTGGAAATAAAACACAACAAGAAGAAGCCTTAAAAGAATTAAAAAAATTATACAGTAATAGTGAAGCAATAAAAGCTGCAAATTTAGGTGAAAATAAAGCATATTATCAAACTTTAGTTAATCAGGCAGCAATGCAAGGAGATGCGATTGCTAAAGAAAAGAATAATATTGAGCAATTAACTAAATTATATGATGACCAATTTCGTAATAATAAAAAACGAAATGATGCTTTAGCATTAGTTACAGGTCCAAAGGAAATGATTGAAAAAGGACATTCTCATATAAGGAGTGTTGATTATCAAAAAGATTTAATAAATAAAAAATACAATGTATTAGGAGATGTAATAAAAAATAAAATTGCAAATCTTGAATTAAATACATTAGAACAATTAAAAACAATTACGTTAACCCCAACTGCTGATAATGTAAAAAAAGGTGGAGACAAAACAATAGATGCTTTAAAAGAGTTTTCTGCTTCACTTAAATATGAATTGTCTCAACAATTAATGGATATTGAGAAATACAAAAAAATATTTAAAGATAAAGGGTTTGATAATGCGTTAATTCTTACCTATGGTGATAAAGGAGAAAGTGCTGATAGGAAAAGAAAAATGGGTGAGGAAAGAAAAAGAGTTACAGGTAAAGATAATAGTTTAGGTGATTTCTTAACAAGGGATGCATCAGGTAGAATGAAGGGTTTTAAGATGGAAAGTGATAGAATTGATGAACTTAATAAATCATACGAATCTTTTGCTAAACAACTTTCAGGAAATGTAGTAAATGCGTTACAAGGTGTTTATGATGCAATGCAAAAAGGCGATAGTTTTGGTAAGGCATTTTTAGATATGTTAGGTAAAATTACCGAACAATTAGTTGCAATGGTAATTCAAACATTGATATTTAGAGCAATTATGGCTGCTTTGACAGGTGGTGGTAGTGAAGTTGCAGTTGCTGCTTCTAATGTTGCTGGTTCTGCTGGTAGAATATTAATGATACCTAAATATGCTCAAGGCGGTATTGTTAATAAACCACATATCGGAATGGTTGGTGAAGCTGGTCCTGAAGCTATTATCCCATTAAGTAAATTAAGTGGTTTTTTAAATACTACATTCAATGCAGGTGCAATGAGTGGTGGTGGTGCAATGGCAGGTGGCGGTTCATTTGTATTAAAAGGTAATGATTTAGTTTTAGCATTACAAAGGTCTAATCATTCACTTAATTTAAGAAGGGGAATATAATGGCATACGTTAATAAATATAAAATAACAATGGCTACTAAAAGCGGTAGCATTTCAATATTATATATGTTAGAAGATGGCTATGCTGGTGCTTTAATTGAATATCCTGCAACTACAATACAATTGCAATATATCCCAAGAAGCGATGATATTTTTGAACCTATTTATGCAAGTCAATTAAGTATTGGAATAGATGTTACGGATGACATAAATAATATGCCAAACTTAACAACATTAAACGATAGGAAGTATTTATGTAAACTTTACTATGATGAAACTTTAGAGTGGCAAGGATGGGCATTAAGTGATAGCGTTCAATTTTCATATACAACAGGAAGGAAAGAACTTTCATTTAACGCAGTAGATGGTTTGGGTATATTAGAAAAGATTAAATACCCATTAGCTGAAGATTATGTTTTAAGTGATTTTAATGATTGTTTATTTTACATATTAAATTCATTAAATGCAATTGGTTTTCCTACAAATCCAAATGTTATAACAGGAATAAGTTATTACGCAGACGGAATGGATGATAGGGCAGATGTAAGTTGGGCTGACCCATTAAAACAATCATACTTAAACTTTGCTTTATTTATTACTAATGATTATCAAGTAGATAATTGTTTAGCAGTTTTAACTAAAATAGTAAAAGGATTTGGTGCAAGATTATTTCAAGCACAAGGAAAATGGCAAATACTTGCAATTTCACAATTTGCACAAGAAACATATTGGTTTACTGAATATGATGATGCTGGATTGGTAGTTGATTCAGGAACTACAAGTTTTAATGGTTTAATAGATGGTTATAGTGGTAATGAAACAGGATTATTCTTTGTAGATAATAGCCAAGTAAAACTATTAAGAAAAGGATATAACAAGGTGCAATTTGATAAACAAATTGAATATCCTTCAAACTATATTACTAATGGTGATTTAAAGCAAGTAACATCTTCAGGCGGTTTATTACACGCATACGCTTGGACTGAACAAGTGAATGGTGGTTTAATATTTGTTGCACCATATCCTAGTAGATTATCAAATGATTATTACATAGATATTACAAATGTTGTAGCCCCATATCACGCATCTATAAAGCCTAATTATTTTCCTAATATTGGTTTTAATGAAGTGGTACAAATTTCTTTTAATTCAAATCTTGTAGCAGTTGGTGCAACAATTCCTGATGCTTTCTTTATATTAAGAATTCAATTACAAACTCCAGCAGGTTTTTATAGCATAGATAATAATAAAAAGTGGGAGTTTGGCGGTTCAAGTTATTACTTTGAACCTTATGATGTTGATACAACATTAACTGAATTAAGTTTAATATTGCCACCTGCCCCCGAATCAGGAACAATATATTTTGAATATATATTAGCAAAACCTGCTTCTACTTATTGGAAATCAACAGTAGAAGCAAACGAAGTAAATAATTTTTCATTTACTATCCAACCTGCTTTTCAATCTTATCAATGTATTGGTTCATTAAGTAATACGGATGAGTATGTATTTAATGCAGATTTGGATTTAGGCTTTAACGATTCTTACAATGGTTACTATTCTTATAAAGGATTTTTAGCAGATGAAGATGGTTTAAACTTAAAGAATTGGTATCGTTACGAATATTTATCGGATAAATATCGTTCATTAAGTCAATTAGTAATTAGACAATATTCTAATAACTTAAACAAGAATGTAATCAATATAGATTCAACATTTATGGGTATGAATACCGATGAAGGTAGATTTAGCGGTGCAATGAGAATAAAGGCAACTGATACTGACCCAGCACAAATAAGCGTTGCTAATAAGCAATATATGGTTGGTAATACAACAATTGATTTATTTAATGATACTATTCAAGGAACATTATTAGATATTAATAGTGATAATGTTGAAGCTAATATTTATGAAGTAATAAACTCAACAAGCACACCACCATTTGTTCCTTCGGTTGCACATTTAAGGTCAAATGGTTATAATACAAGTGCAGAGGCTTTAGCAGGAACATTAACTGCAACTGAAATATTTACATTAGATGGAATTACCGACCCTGATTATGGTGATGTATTTTATGAGGATGAAGATGGTGCAATTACTTTCAATGGAGATTACTTGTGGTATAAGGTAGAAACAGTGTTCCCTAATACTAAAGTTTATCAAATAAGGATTGACGGAGTGATAATAGGAATATATACTTAAATTTGTAGTTATGGCAGACAATGTACAAGGCAACAATATAATGTTGTATTATTTTGAACCACCTTCGGAGGCTTATCCAGCAGGTAGGGATATTCCGTTTTCGTGTTCTACAAATTGCACATTTAGTGTAAGCGTTGACCAAAAAGAGGTAACAAGCCAAACGAGTGCGTGGTATAGAGAATACAAAAATGATACTGCAACTTGGAGTGTAACTTGTGATGGTCTTATAACTTTGGATGGTTATGGCTATTTATTCTTACTTGAGCAACAACAAGATAGGACTACAATTTTAGTAAAGTTTGTTATTGATAACGGAGTTGATGGGTTGGTAGTTATTAGTGGGGATTGCAATTTGACAAGTTTACAAATTAACGCACCTTATAAGGACATAGCAACGTATAGTGTATCGTTACAGGGT